TAAGAGACATATGGAAAGATACGACAGAGAAGGACGCGCTTATCGGTGTATCAATGACAGGGATAGGGAGTGCCGCTGTGCTGCAGTTGGATATGAAGGAAGCTGCAAATATAGTAAAACGAGAAAATACAAAGACAGCTAAAGCTATTGGTATTAATCCAGCAGCTAGATGTACAACCGTGAAGCCTGCTGGGACGACATCTCTGGCATTAGGAACTTCATCTGGTATTCATGCATGGCATGCTGATTATTATACGCGTAGAATTAGAGTTGGTAAAAACGAGTCTATGTATAAGTATTTAATAAGCAACCACCCTGAATTAGTTGAAGATGAGTTTTTTAGACCTCATGACACAGCTGTTATTAGTATACCACAAAAAGCACCTAAAGGTTCTATAATGAGAAATGAATCACCATTTGATTTATTTGAAAGAATAAAGAAGGTTGCTCAAGAGTGGATAGTGCCTGGTCACAGGAAAGGATCTAATACTCATAATGTTTCTGCAACTGTTAGTTTAAAACAAAACGAATGGGATCAAGCAGGAAGATGGATGTGGGAGAACAGAGATCATTATAATGGTTTATCTGTATTACCTTATGATGGAGGTAGTTATACTCAAGCACCATTTGAGGATATAAGCAAAGTAAACTATGATACAGCTATGCTACATCTTAAAGATGTTGATCTTAGTAAAATCGTAGAAACAGAAGATGAAACAGATCTTGCGGGAGAATTAGCTTGTGCAGGTGATAATTGTGAAATTAAATGAGAAAATTAGCAATAATTGGAGGTCTTAGCTTAATGACAGCTGGGACTTCATATATGATGTGGCATCCTCATGCACCACAGTTTGATTTAAATCCTAATACATTAGCTATAGCTACTGGAGGATTTTTTGTAGCTGTAGGAATTACTTATAAATTTTAAAATAAATGATATGTGCGGACTTTGTCTAGGCGGTATTTGTGAATACTGTAACAATTAAAATATAAAAAGGGGAGGTCATTACGACTTCCCCTTTTTTGGTTACAGGAACTTTGGGTATGGTGCCCAGTTTTTTTTGTTCCTTTATCTTAAAACTTTTTTCTTTCTACGTCTTGAGGTATTTAATATTCCAGTTCTACTGTATCCACCCTTTTTACCTTTATACTTAGGTTTAGGTTTTATTTGCCATTCTGGCCAGCCTAACAACATAGCTATACTTTCCCAAGTTTCAGTATCTTCAGCTAACGCAGCGTCAATATTATTTACTTTATTATAAACCCTATCAATAGGTAAATTTGTTGTGGCAGATATTACTTTACCAGCAGCCTCGTAAGCTGGATTATCTAAAGCAAATCCTTTATCAAATATTTCTTTTCTACGTTTCTTACTATCAAACATCCAAGCTGCTTGTCTTATTTTAGACACCTTGCTGCTTATTGGTGGAGAAAATTGTAACAACTTGTATACTGAATCTACATATTCAGGTCTTGTTCTACCAGATCTTTCATATAAATCTAATAAAAAGTTTTTACCTACAGACACTGCTGATCCAGCTATACCTAATCCTCTTAGTATAGAGTCAGCCATACCATTAGCTACATCTACGTATTTTTCTTGTTTTTCTTCATCATCTTTTTCATCATCACCAAACCCAAGCATTGTTACAGCTTGCTGAAGCACATTAAATATCATATTCTGAACAGCTGTATAATATATTATTTTACTTATATTGCTTTTTCTATCACCTCTACCATTTATTAAATCTTGATAAGCTCTTTTAGTTAGTCTACCGTATTGCATTGGCGTATTGGCAAATGCTAATAAAACTCTACCTAAGCTACTAGCTTGTTGTTGTGATACTTTATCAGGTCTAGAAGATTGTTGAGACTCTTCTGATATTTCTCTAAAATCAGTAAAAGCTTTAGCTTCAGCCTCGGATTTGTTCATTCCTTCAGATAAATAAGTATTAACTCTATTTCTATAAAAAGTAGCACCACCTGAAGCAATAGCAAAACTATCAGCTATCTGTGTAGGTAAAAAACCCTTCTTTAATATATAGTTTAAAACAGCTCTAGCTTTGTTCTTAGATGTTTTAGCAGCATCAGCTATCTCTGACTCTGATACATTTATTTTAAGTCCATTACGTCTGTCTACTAAAAAGTCAGAGTTCATTAACATTTTAAAATCAGACCAATATTGCGGTTGGTTAGCAAAAGCTTTTCCAGCAGAATATAAATTGTTATCACTTAAATTAACAAAGTTTATTGATGATATTAATTGAAGAACAGCTGATCTAGTATTAAAAAACATTATAGCACCAACAGAGCCATTTATCCAGTCTAATACCTTATCACTCATCCTATTACTACCTTGTATTCTATTCTTACCAGTCTTCATTCTGGTTAACATGTTTTCTAAAGCTTCTCTATAATTACTTCCATGTATAGCTTCTAACTTATTTAAATTATCTTTACTAAATATAGCATCGACATTTTGCTGCCATTGTTGTAAATATCTAGGTCTTTTAACATCATTTAAGCCTTCAATAAGATCTGTAGTTATAGTTCCAGCTAACCAACTTTGAGAAGGATTAGGATAACCATCTTCTTTATTTATCTTAATTAATTCTTCGGCAAAAGTTTTTAGTTTTTCATTGCCTTCAATAATTTTCTTAGCGTCTGCTACGTCTCTTTTAGAAGCTCCTGGTACTTCTACGCCTTGTAAATCCCATATATACATACGCAAAGCTTGCTCGTTAGTGAACCCATCAAAAGCTTCTTTTTGCAAATCTTTAGGAACATCCATATTCTTTTTTAAAGCTTTAAAATCAGCCATTAATTGAACTCTTGAAGCTGCTAAACTTTCCATAGCTTTAGAAAAAGGATTAAACAAATTGTCTTTAAAAAACTTCATCTGAGCATCTCCAGTTTTGCCCTTGCCTAGTATTGGATATATAAGACCTAGCATATCTTCTGCAGAAAAAGGTATCCAAAATTTACGTTTACCTCTTTGACTGCCTATTTGTTTTGCTCTAGCTTCTGAAAATGTTTTTTCTCTACCAATACCCTCTGTTTCTTCTATTATTCTATTAAAGTCTTCACTTAAATTTTTGCTAAATTTAGGTCTTGCTTGTTGTACTTTAGATTTAACATCTAATACTGACATTGCTTTTTTCACTGCAGCTACATTAGCCATAGCATCATCAGCAAAATAAAAATCATTATAGCCTTCAGCTGCTTTACCAACTAACCACTGTGCTTTAGCTTCACCAGTTGACTTACCTAATCCTATTATATTTTGTTTTTTAAATTCTACTCCTTGTGATTTTAAAAACTCATATATAGCATCTTGAGCTTCAGGCGCTCTAGCAGTTAATACAAATAAATCTTCATTACCTCTAGCTGCTTTTATTTTTTTAGCTATATCTAATAATGGCCCAGGCTTTCCTTTAGTTACTTTATTAAACTCTGAAAAATCAAATTTGTATCCTTGTTCTAATAACTCTTTACCTTGTTTAGCAAACTCTTCAGCATTTAATTTACCTTTAGTTCCATCAGGAGATGTATATAGTACATTACTCTTAGTAAGAGCTAATGTATCGTCAAAGTCAAATACTCTAATTTTTTTAACAGGTTGATTTAGCGAGTTAGCTATATCCAAAGCTTTGTCTGTTTTGCTAAACTGCTTAAGCATATCATCATTAGTCATGTCTTTAGAATCTATAACTTGACTGTCATTAGCTTCTTGCTTATTAGCTTTTATAGCCGCTTGCTCATCTTTATAAGCCTTGTTTAAGTCTTTACCTTTAACTGATTTTTTAAATGAAGTAACATTACCTTCTTTATCAAATTGCGGAGTATAAACAGTCATTTCAAAAGGAAACTTACCATAAGTAGTAGGGTTATAATATCTATCAAACCTACTTGTAGAGTTTTGAGGTATACTAGACTTGTATCTTATATTAATAGCTTTATCCATTAAGTCAGGTATAACACTAGTGCTAGAATCTTTAAACTTTTGTTTTAATTCAGTTTCTGTAATATCACCATTAACAAACTGAACCAAGTAATTTTGCATAACCTTCACGGGTGGATTATGCTCGTAAGTATAATCTGAAGGTTTTTTACTTTCACCTAGTGCTATACTATCTATATAATATGCAGATCTAAGTATAGCTGTCATATCACCTACAGTTGCAGCTAGAAACATACCAAGATCATTAGTAGTTACATCTGCTTTAGTTCCTTTATTATCTTTATACCATTTTAATTCTCTTATAATAGCATCTTGATTACTAGTGGCGTCATTGTAACTTAAAAGTAAACTTTTATTACTTAATTTACCATCTTTTATAAACTCTTTTAGGTATTTATTTTTAGCAGCTGTAGATTGTGGAGCTCTTTTTGTTATTATTTTTTCACCATCATAAACAAGTTTGTTATTAGCAAGCTTTAATTTGTTTTCTGTATCAAAAGGTTTTAATAAGACATTGAAAAACTCTGTTTTATTATTAAACAAGCCAAATCTTAAATCAGAACCTCTACCAGATTTCTTGCCTTCAACTAGTTTCCATACACCATCAATTTGTTTCCATGCGTGATTAGGTAATCCACCTATTTTAGCTGCAGAAGTAAAAGTTTGTTCAAAGTGTTGTACAACATATTGAAAAAACTCAGCATCATTATTAAACTCTTGCTGTAAGTCTCCAAAATACTCACTCATTAAGCTTAAATAACCTAGAATTTGATCTTCTTTTCTAAAGTTTATACCTTCTTTACTTATACCTAAGTTTTCTTTTATTGAATCTACATCTGTTTGTTCATCAAAAGATCTATATAAATACTCGTTAAGTTGAAATTTATCAGGTTTTTTACTATCGTATAATGTTTTAGGAGCTTGATCAACTATATCTTTCCAAGAGTCTACTATTTCTCCCCTTATACTTAGTGGTTTTGTACCTTTTTTGTTATATAAAAAAGTATCATAAGCTAACCTAAAAGCTGTGTCAGGAGTAATACCTTTAGTAGCTAATAACTCTATAAACATTGGAAGATTGGCTAAGTATGTTGCTTTTTGATCTTCATTTAATTTACCATAGGTAGTACCTAAATTTTCAGCAGCAAATAATTTTTCTTTTGTACTCTTGCTGAACAACTGAGGCGGTATACCATCTCTAAGAGTTCTTAATGCTTCTATAGCTTCGCCATCTTGTATTAATTGTTCTCTAATTTCTTGACTAGATATTACTTGATCAAAGTTTCTTACAAAACCTTTTAATATATCACTTACGCCACCTTTTTTAGAGGGAACTTTTTGATTCCAATTGTTTTGATCTTTACCTGTAATACCAAAAGCTTCTTTAAATTCAATGTCTGATATATTAGGTTTTTTAATTTGAACTTCTAAACCAGCTCCAGTTTTAGATCTAACACTACGTTTGTTGTAAAATTTTTCTAATAATTTATTTACAACACCTGTAGCTTTAAAATCACTAGTATATCCTTCAATTAAAGAAACTTTAGCTACATCCGTGTTTGAATTAATAAATTTTTGTATAGCTAACATTTCAGCTTTATTAAGATCAGAGTTTTTACTTATCTTATTAAATATGGACTTGCCTAGCTCTTCATCTCTACCTATCATTATAGATAACTCTTCAAGAGCTGTGCCTTTTAATTGCTTTATGTTTTTAGCTTTTAATGATTTAGCTTTTGATCTAATAGATTTAACTACCTTGTCTATATCGTAAACTTTAGGTAACTTCTCTCTAACTTTAATACCTTCTCTCTCATCTTGTCTTACTTCTCTTTCAGTTCTAGTGTCTCTCGATGTTTCTTCTTCAGCTGCTATCTGCTTTGTATCTTCTGTTATTCTTATAGTTTGATCTTCGGCTGATCTAACACCTAACTCTGTAGCTAATGTTTTTAACTCTAACATACCTTTATTAGCAATATACTGATTAAAAGGCTGTCTAGTTCCATTCCACTTTTTAATCCATTTTGATCCTAATATGCTATTTTTAGCAGAGTCTACATAAGACTTTCTTGTAATACCTGCTTCTTCTAAAATGTTTTTAGGTATTTTACTACCGTAAGAATTCCAAGCAGCTCCAGCAACTCTACCAGCTATTTTTTCAACTTGATCAGCTTTTATTACTTCAGCGTCTTCACCAACACTTTTTAACTCTTGTATTTTAGCTGGACTTTTAGAAAACTTTTTACCACCAGCCTCTGCTTCTTCTGTACCTAGTTCAGATATAGCTTCACTAAGTTTACCTTCTTTAACACTTTTATTATATTCTCTTAAGAAATTATATACATCTTTACCTGTTTCAAACTTGATCTTAGCAAAACCTGCTTTACGCAATATAGGTGTTAAAAAATCTTTTAATTTAGTAAATACATTTTCATCGTAAGCTATTTCTTTCTTAGCTACAGCATCAGAAAATAAAGTCAATGCCTCGTCAGGGTTTTGTGTCAAGTAATCGTCTGAATAAAGTCTATTACCTTTTTCATCTACCGCTTGCAGCTTACTATCAAGAACACTTAATTGGTTTTCGTTTAGCTGGCTTTTAAATTCTTGTACTAATTTAGTAGCATTTTTACCTTTTAACTCTTTATTAAGTATACCATGTAATAACTCGTGGCTACCAACAGATACAGCACCTGTTTCTTGAGCTACTTCTTCATTAATATATATAATTCCATCTTGTATAAAACCATCTGCCTCAGCTTCTGTTTTTCCAAATCTATCACCAAATTCTTTTTTAGAACCTACAGCTTCTGTTTTTAAACCAAACTTTTTACCTTCTGTTTCTGCAAATTTAACACTTTCAGCTACTTGAACCTTTCTATCTTCTTTAAATACATCACTTATAGTAGAACTTACCTCTTCTAATCTAGCGTCTATTTCTTTAATTCTTTTTTCTTGAGTTTTAGTTAAACTAGACTCATTAACTGCTTTTCTTTCGCCATCAAGAATTTCTTTTTCTTTTAATAATGCAACTACCTCAACCTCGTTTTCTCCTTTTAAATTTGCTCTTTTAGCTTTATTAGTAGCCGATTGTGTAGCTCTAAAATTCTTTTTAATAGCTTCTCCTTGCTCAGGAGTTATTTGAGTATTTTTAACTTGAGTATCTACTTGTTCATCTAATATCTTAGTAGAATTTTTTATTTGAGATATATTTAAATCAGCTTCAGTTACATTGGTTGACGGATCAAAAGCTTCAACTAAATTTTTGAATTCAGTATTTTTTAATTGATTATTTATTTTAACTCTATCAATGTTTGTGTTTATATTAAGCAATTGTTGCCCAGCAGTTAATGGTGCACTTCCTAATCCTGCAAAAGCTTCAAAACCTATTTCAGCTATGTCCATCTCTTGACCAGCCACCGCTCTACCAGCAACCTCACCTAAGCCACCACCCGCTATTTCTACAGCTCCTGTGGCTGCAGCACCAACTAAAGGTGCAGATCTAAAACCTGCGGAGGCTATTTTACCACCAACACCTTTTGCTAAACCCATGGTAGCAACTTCAACAGCTCCAATAGCTAAACCTCTACCACCAGCTTTTACTCTTAGATCATGCAATTTTTCTGGATCATCTAATATCGCTCTAATTTTTTCTTTTGTTAAATCACCACCTGCCTCTTCTTGTAATAACTCAGCAAATGTTAAACCAGTCTCCATAGCTGTCATACTACCAGTCATTAATCCAGTAATAGCACCAGCAACATTTCCAACAATAGGAACTGCAGTACCCACACCAAAACCAACAGCTCCAGCAGCAGCACTAGCCGCAGCCACTTGCTCAGATGTTCTTATAGAATTTAGTTGCCCAGATATAGAACTAACTAACATAGATGTTAAAGTTGTTGGATTATTCCAAGCACCTATTACAAAACCAGCCCATCCTCCACCTTCTTCTTCATATATCTTATTAAAAGATTTCATCTCGTCAGACTCCATACTTACTTCTGCAAGATTTTTATTAGCTTCTACAAACTTTAAAATTTCTTCATCTGTAGATTCACTTCCTTCATAGAATATATCTAAACTAGGATCAACTGATTTAGCTTGTTCTACACCTTGAGTCCAAGCCCTAGATATGTCACCAAAGAAATCTGTTACTGCATTTTTTCCAATACCAGGTATTTTTTCAATTGCAGTAAGTTTTTCACCTGACTCTTCTTCATCTTCTTTAATAGGTTCAATTTCAGTTTCTTCACTTATTATTAAATCATCTATACTATTAGTTTCTTCTACAACTTCTTCTACAGTGTCTTCTATTATTAAATCCTCTATACCGCTTTCTTGCATAATGTGTTATTTAATTTTAGATAATTTATTTTTACCGTCTATAGTTACTATCTTGTATCTAGCGCCATTGTAAACTACTGTATCCCCTTCATTTAATTTTTCGACGTCTTCTGCTTTTTTAACTTCTATTTCAGAAATACTTCCACCTCCTTGACCACGTGGAGCAGCGCTATTTACACTATTACCACTTTTAGGCTTTTGAGATCCAGGTCCTATGTATATAGGGTTTGGATAAGTTCTTCCGTTATGTTTAAAAGTCTTTTGATCTCCAGTAGGTTTTGGATTTACAGATTTATAAGCAGCTACAGCAGCTTCATTTCTACGTCCAGCATATATAGTTTGTTGATCTAAGTTAATACTTCCTTCATCAGCTAACGCAGCTCTTATACCTTCAGCAGTATTAGTTCCTGGAATTACATCACCTTGCTCGTCGATTATAGAACCTATAACTAATTCATTGTTTTTAGCTAATTCACTAGCAAATTTTGTTTTTTCTTCTTTAGTGTCTAGGTCATTGTATTCATCAAACTTATCATCATCCATAATACCTACTATATAGGTCTCGTCAATAACACTATAAGTTTTACCAACTGGATTAACTTCTGTTAAGGCGGCAGCTATTTCATTAGGATTACCAACTAACTCATTTGATTTTTCAGCATAAACATTATACCTTTGCTCTCTAGCTTGGTCAGTTAGGTTTGACTTTGTTGATCCAGTGTTTCCACTTCCAGGTTTTTTATACTTAGATCTACCAATAACCATTTTAACTCCGTCAACAGCAGCATTATCCTCAAGAGACTTATTAGCCATCCATATAGCTGCTTTTTCTCTTTGAGCTTTTATATTTAAATCAGTTTCAGACGCTGTAGAACCTTCCACATCCATCCAGTCGCTGTCTTCCCCCATCAAATCAGCCCAAACGCTTTGCATTCGTTCTTCATCATCTAAAATTCCTTTAAATTGATTAGCGTTAACCATTGAATCAACAGCTTTTTTTCTTTGTTCGCTAGTCATAAATTTAGTAGTAACCTCTTGATCTCCTACTTTTTTATTTTCAAACATAATTAAATCAGCATTATCTTTACCTCCAGGCTTAACAATATTATCATAAGCTACTTTTAAAGATTCAGATACATCAGGTACTTTTTTAAAATATTCTATACCGCTATTTTCTAAATTCAAAAGCTCTGTAACATTAATCATTGCTTCTTCTTTATCACCTGATTTAGGTCTAAAAAGTACTAATTCTCCTTTATTGTCTACTAAATTAACATCTCCTCCTTGAATTAAATCTAATAACAACTCTTGTTGATTTGTTGGAACTCTAGAGCTTATAGAACCAGGTTGTCCAGGCGGTATTTTTAAAGCTTCTTGTAATTGTTTAGCTTGTGCTGTTATTGGAACAACAGCATCTTTAAATTGTGTAACTTGATTATTTAAATAAGACAAAGTTCTATTGCCTTCCATTTGAGAAACAGAACCATCTTTCATGCCTTGTTTTATTTTAAAATATTTTTCCACTTGCCCATCAAAAAAACTATTTAAATTTTTATCAAATGTACCGTAACCAGTTTCTTTAATACCAGCAACTTTATCAAACATAGCTCTTTGCTCAGTATTTTGTGCTGCAAACAATTGCTCTTGACTTTGTCTTTGCAAAATATTATTAGCTATTATTTTTGCTGAATTTTTGTCAATTTCATTATTAAAACTTTTATTTCTTTCAACGAAATCATCAAACAAGCCATTAGTTACTTTTTGAGGATTTGCATAAGCACCTTGCTTTCTTCTAGCTGAAGGTAAACCTCCTGAATATGTTTGAACTTTAACTGCCATTATATTTTTATTTAATTATTATTAACCCACGCTACCTATGGGAATTCCTGAGGTGTTAGCTCCACCTAACCCAGGTACAAGACCAGAAGTTACTGCACTTGAGGCAAAATTACCGGTGGCTGATACTATTTGTGCGTTAGCAGCGGCTTTAGCTTGTTGAGCTTGTCTTTCTAAGCCTTCAGCATTATCTTTGTCAACTTGAAGCTGATTTAACTTAGCATCGTCTCTTGACTCTTGAGCGTTGAATTTAAATGCTTCACCTTGAGCTTTAAGCTGAGAAACTTGATTAGCACCTTGTGCTCTAGCTTCGTTATTAGCTTGTTCTTGTTTTTGTATGCTAGCGGAAATACCTCTTTTACTTTGCAATGCCGCTTGTGCTAAAGCAGTTGCTCCACCAGCACCACCACCAGTGGCCATTATAGTGTCTAAAGTATTTGCCAAGGCTATATCAGCTTCTTCTGCTTCAAATTCAGAAGCTTGAGTTGATACTCCTATATTTTCAAATTCATTTGCCATATCCCCGTATGGGTTTATAACTTCTTGCCTGTTTCTTTCTAATTCAGACATAGCAGCTTTTGCATCAGCTGCTTTTTGAGCTTGTGATTTCATCTCATCTCTAGCTCTGTTTTTTTCCATTTGAGCTTGAGTGATTTTTGTAGCTGCTGTTATTCCGCCTACTACTAACGCTGCTGTTAATACTCCCATATTTTTATTTTAATATTTTTACTAATTCATGAGATGGTTTTTTATCATATCCCCAACCCAATTTCTTGTGCGTTTCTATTAATTTTTTGTGTTGTATTACTGAAAAAAAATATTTATAACCTAAAGACTTTACTTTTTCTTCAGCATTAGTTATAAGAAGCTCTATAGCGTCTTCTCTGTCATCTTCTCTATATTCTGGATTAGATATAATCCATTCTAATAAAGCTGTTTTAGAGTTTGTTAAATAAATAAAGCCTGCAACTATAGGTTTATTATTTTTTTCAATAATTAATCCTCCTGTACCATTTTCAGGTAAAAAATCTTTTACTGGCGTATCCCATTCAGGCCAATTATTCCACCAAGATACTAATACATCCCAGTCTTTTTCTTTTAATTCTCTTATATTCAATTATATTTAATTTAAAATGAAGAAACAACAAACTCAGTAGAAGAAGACCATAACTCTTTAGGTCCACCTATTTCAGTTGTTTCATCTGTTTCTATTGTTACAGTAGCAAAATAACCTTTTATACCTGTCATTTGTGAACCAAATATTATTTCACCAGCCCTAGCTGTGGAATTAGAAATTAAATTAGCTACATAATTATTTTCTTTTCTTGAAAACCCAGCTCTTAATGGCTGTCCAGTTACGGTGTCAGTATACAAGCCTTCGCTGTAGCTTTTAACAGAAACACCAGGAGGAGTAGGTGTTGTGGAGTCTTGATTCTGTACATAACTACCTGGCACAAGTGGATTAATGTTGTCAAATCCTTCAAAACCAGAAACAAAAGAATCAACTTCCCATCCATTGCTGCCTTTATAAGATATTGTTTTAAAGTTTTTTACTATAGAAGATTGTTGGTTAAACACAAAAGTAACACTAGACGGTTTTCTAACTCCATAAAACAAACCTCTGTTATTAACTGTTGAGCTATCGTTATGAATATACAGGTTATTGTCATTAAAAGAATAAAATTTATTTTTTAAACTAGTTATAAAAGTAGGTTTATATGTTAAAAAACTAACCCATCCGTTTATTTTCTCGTCAAATGCTAGTGTACTAAAAGTACTTTCATCAGAGCTTGTTAAATATGGATTTTTTTGAATAGATATCACATAGTTTTGGTTCCATATATCCCATCCACCTTTTATTTCTCCTTTAATAAAATTATAAAATCTTATTTTCACTACAGCACTACCTGGATTAGGCACAACTATTGAAGAAGAGTAAGTAATTAAAGTTTTATTATTAGAATCATTTTGTATGTCAACAATTCTTCCAGGTATTTCAATGTAATTTAAACCATTGTCTAAACTATAAGAAAATATAAAACCAATACCTAGAGTTCCTGTAATATCATTAGTGACTGCTGTTAATTGATTTGAGTTAACACTAGTAGTGGAAGTATGAGTACCAATATCTACATTGTTTATTATTAAATTTTCACTTATTTCAGCTAAACTATCTCTAAAATAGTCTTGCATGCCATAAGAACTTATTTCAGTAAGACCATCATTTGATAATCTCATCACAGCATTTCTATTTTTATCAGAAAAATATTTTCTATAACCGTACTTAGCAAATGATTCTGGATTTTTACTTATACCGTATTCTCCTTTATAAGGAACTATTTGACCTATAACAATCGTACCGGCTTGTGTTTGGGTACCACCTTCAGATGTGTATATAGTATCTTTATCTATCAAAGCTCTGCTTATTTTATTTTCTTGAAATACGATCAAATTAGTATCTTCAGCATAGGTCAACTGTATAGATCCATTAACTGGATCTGCAGATCTTGTTAAAGCATCTCCAACAGAAAACACGTTTGTTTGATTTAAACCAGTTTTAGAATTATATATACCTGAGTATATTAAAGAATTAAATCTATGCTGCTGTAATGGCTCTTCTTCATTTAAATAAGCTTTTACTCCGTAATCTGTTGAAACATTATTAAAACCGCCTCTTATTCTTGACTCTTCAATAAAAAAATTAGCATTACCAACTTCAGCGCTACCCTGAGTATTTTTAGTTGGACCATCTCCACCAAAAGTTATAGGAGCAATGTTTCCATCGCTTAAAAGGCCAGGATAAGCTTTACCAGGGTGATAATTTGCTACAAATTGAGTTGTTAACCAGCTTTCACTTTGCCTGTTTGTTAGAGATGTACAAACTTTTTTTAATGTATAAGAATTAAAATATTCTACTTCTATTATTGCTGCCATAATTTATTATCACTTATTTTTATTAATATTTCCTAAAATTAAACAACTCCAGGATTAACTAATTTAACTGTAAAAGAATCTGATAACGTAGTTAAACCACCAAACTTACCATTAAAGTCAGTAATTCTTAATTTAAGAGGATCGCTTGTTATGTCTGGTAAATATCCATTTGGGTATCCAGCACTTCCCCATGCGCTAACTGGTATTTCACATCTCCAAGCTAATTGATCTCCCTGATTTCCATAAAGGCCTCCACCACCTTGTTCAAAAACTAAATTATCATATTTTAAACCTGTTGACGCATATACAACTTCTCCTATCATTTGCCTGTGCTTGGTGACATTACCAGCAGAAGCTGAACCATTTTCAATAGCTTCTCTTGGCAGTCCAAACACAATTGGAACACTAATAGACCCATTTTGAAATGGATTATCTGGAAAACCACTAACTAAATTAATAGGTGGAGGCTGGATAGTGAAAGAAGGTGCTATATTTGTTAGCAAGCCTCTGTTTATTATAGTATAAACTTGAGGTTGAAATGGCGGATTAGCAAGTTTTGAAGTAGCTTTTACTCTAAAAGTAAAAACATTTTGTTCATTATTTGATGCGACAGCCAAAGCAGTTGAAGAGTATAAAAATCCAAAATATGAACCATTAAGAGAACTAATCCCAGATGTTTTTATTACAAAACTAGAGCCTACAGTCTGTAATTTAAATTTAAATGTTTGATTACTACCATTTCCATTTAAAACATCTAAAAGTTCTAAGTCAACATCATTAAAAGGTATAACTGTTCCAAAAGTATCTACAACTTCAAAAGTATTTGTTATGTTAGAGTCTGTAGGCACATTTTCTTTTAAGTCAAAGTAAATTACTTGTCCCAATGCCGTGTTATTGCCGCTTGAATCCTTTACTCCTCCTGGAGTTCCGTCAAGATCATTAGTATCGTTTTCTATTGCGTTGTTTAAATCTGATATTAAACCAGAGGTTGAAGTTTCCCAATATATATCAATTGCAGACTCAGGTGGTTTAACTTCTAAAACACCAAAAGCGTTATAACCCACTTCTTCTGTAATTCTAAAGGGCGGATTAGTACTTGATCCACCAAAAATAGGATTATCAAAAGCAGCTCCAATTAAATTAGAATTAGTACTTAGTTTCCCTACAACTGGATTACTCTTAGCATTATAAACTCCAAAAGCTTCTGGCGGTCCCGAAGCTAAGTCAGTATTTGTTATGGCCCATTCTGCCTCTACATATAATCTTTTAGATATGCCAATGCAAGGATCTCCAAACAACTGGTCACTAGCATATAGTTCAACTTGATTTTTGCCTACTATTAGGCTGTCTATTATTTCATAAGGAGATTTTCCAACAAATTGAGGCTCTTGAACAGAAGAAGTTGTTAAAGCAGTTGAATTGCATGTACCAAGTACAAATGCACCACAGCTCCCTTCTGGTGTTCCATAACTAACAAATAATGCTCTAGTAAATACAGCACCTGGTGGAGCAATAAGCCATTCTGTCTCTGCTTCACTTTTTGGAATATTATTTAATGTTTGGTTAATTTGAACACAAGAAGTTCCAGTTTGAAAAACTGTATTTAATGATAAGTCAGTTAACTTTCCTAAAGTAGGTACAGTACAAAAATTAGTTCCTAAATTATATTGAATACTCCAAGCTGTCCAATCATACCAAGGCGGAGAGCGAAAAGGCTGTGCCGTACTGTTTTCCGTATTTATATTAGGCACCCAAGTTGAAGTCGCAACTCTTGGGTATAATATAGTGTCACTAGTTCTGAATTGAGTTTGTTGAGGTTGGACTTGTGCTAAATCTGCAGGTATTTTATTTATATTATCACTAATTAAAGTTATATAGCTAGAACTAGAAGATGCTGTAAGACCTGGCCTAGCAATATTAGCCCTAGGTTCGCCACTAAGTATTCCAGGAACATAAGCGTTGTAATAATCTTGTTGAGCTTGCTTTACTACAACTTTATATGAATACCAACCTAGCTCGTTGCGGTCTGATAATATATTTATTGAAGGTCCAATACCTCCTATAATTGATAAATCAGCACCAGGATCTGTTTGAATTGTTTTGTTAGACGCGTTTATAGATGTTATAATATTATTAAATACACTGCCAGAAAGATCTCTACCTGAAACGATTTGTCCAACAGATATTTCATTATTCCAACTTGAAAGAGTGTAAACATCAGCAGCTCCTCCTGTAGATGCTTGAGAAACAACATTTACTTTTATTATTCCATCAGAGTATAAACCAGGATATCCACCTGCATAATCAACTACATTAGGTATCTTATCTTCAAAAAGAATTTTTAAAGAATTACCAAACCACTTAAATGGATTAACATCTTCATATGGCGCATATATTGTAGATCCTGAAAATGAAATACCATTTTTAATAACTTTTTCGTTACCAATGGAAGAAAGTATAACGTCAGATTGTCTACCATATTTGTCTGAAAGTACTATTCCAACTTGATAAGTTCTATTTTGTTTTAAAGTGTGATTAGGGTATTGAGACTTAGAACCTGTACTAATTAAACTAGAGGTTTTTGTTGTTGGAGAAGAAGCATCGCATTTGCTAGATACACCTACACCAAAATCTAAAGTTAATGGAGGTGTTTGTCTATCAAAAAAATTACCATAAATTATTCTGTTACCAGAAGAAGATTGAGTCTTTGCTCTAACAGGTATTTTGTCGTAAACTCTAGTTATATCTTTAGCTGGCAAAACTTTTGTTGGTCTTCTTGATTGGTAGTCGTATTTTAAAATATTACTTGAATTAGTAATTAAACTAGGGTCTGTTGTGGAAATAGTATCTAAAACTTTTACTGCTAAACCATTAGACTCTTTATATAATATGTCTATTTCAATAATTTTTAATTCTGAATTTAATTTATTAACGCTAGTTGGCGTAGTTATATTTATACCTACCTCATTTACTTTATTTTCAAAAAATGAAACAATAGAACTAGATCCAATTTCACACTCTTGAGACAATAAAAAAGCATTGGTTTGGGTATCTACCGGGTTTCCTGCGTTAGACTGCTTTGTAGGTACAGACAATATATAGCCATCTTGCTTTGGTATAAAAGCTGGTTGAGTAAAAGGAGAAATAAGAGAATATTCGCCGTCATCAAACTTGTATCTATAACCAAATCTAACAAATTTATCTTTTAAAAAATCAGAGTCTCCAACAAAATTTGCATTGTAATATGGGTTTTGCTCGTGAAACATTATTTGCGCGGTAGCCGGGTTTGGCGGCGCTGGGTTACCGGGTATTAGCTCACCTAACAAGGCATTAGAATTTATTTTTTGATTAAGAGAAAGTTGAATTTCACTACCTCCTAATGCTTGCCTAGATAATATATAAGTATTTTCTGGTATAGCACTACCACAAGATATTTTCATACCCGGTTTAATGAGATCAAGCGCATCGGACTGGCTTGTGATAGCTCCAAAATCTCTAACTGTAAATAGGAAAGTACCAGCCGCGGGGTTTGTAGTACCACCAATACCTGTTCTTAACAATGAAAATGAAGGTGGCAGCCATTCTTCAGTTCTATTAACCATTGAGCTATCAATAAAAGTTATTGAACTATTTACATTACTAATACTCACTGTTAATCCTGTAATTAAATTAATAGCAGATACCTCAAGGCTAGATGAGTCTATTATTTTAAGCACTTGAATATTAACATTGTCAGGTTGATTTTGAAACTGCAAATACATTCCTTCTGTTAAACCAGAAGTTCCTAATAATCCTACAATTGTGAAAACATTATTATTTATACTACCGTTTCTTACTGTAGTATTATGTAAAAAAGGAGCATTATAAGGGAAATATTTTGCAACAGATATTTGATCAGAATTAGTATAGTAAGGCGATGTTGAATTAGCATCACTAGACATTGCTCTATTAATATTTATTTTTCTAGGTTGATTTCTATTGTCTGTCCAAAAAAGTAAATCTTCTATCAAGTCTATACCAAGCACATTGTGAGTAGTTGAGAAATTTAAAAAAGAATTATTAATTAATATTTGAAAAGATTCGTTTTTTAAATCATAAACAGCTATTGCACAGTAAGCTCCAGAAGGTGCTGGTATAGAAATTTGATTATTAGAAGTATCACTAAAATTAGTTAAAAAAGCAAATATTCTACTATTATCTATTTCTGTATAAAAGCCAATACAAGTCAAGCCCGTTACGTCGTCTAGGTTAAAGCTTGTTAAAAGCTTATTTCCTAAAACATTTTCAAGAGCCCCAACGTCATCTCCTTCAGACCTACTTACACTAACGTTTTTAGCTTCTCTATATTCTCCATTAGATAATAACCTATCATCTAGGTCTTTGTTCATTTTAGACTTAACAAAAGTATTTTGTATTTTACTCATTTATTTTTATTTAATCCATTTAGATTTACCTCTCATTACCTGAGTAACTTGATCTAATTTTAAATTAGATAATCTTATTTTAGCATTTCTAAGCTTAGCTGATCTTTCTTTTTTGTATCTTTGAACAATATATTCTGGAAAATTAGCTCTAGTAGCTATTATAGAATACATTATATGAGCATATAAGGCATCTTCTGCCATTTTAGGTATTCTTGTATCCATATCATATGATAAACCGTCTGAGATGTATTCTAGCACTATTAAAGAAAGTGCCATACCACTAGAAAAAGAAAAAGTACCTAGTCTTTCGTTTATATTAAACCAACCATTAGATTGAGATATTTCAGGTTCTAATCCATATCTTTGACCATAATTAAGTTTCCACCAATCATAATCATAAACATCATTTGAATCATTTGTGACGTCTCCTGTAAGTTCTTCCGTGTTAAGGCTTTGCCATCTTTCTTCTGTAAATGATTGTTGAGCTTCATTATTACCACCAAAGGAATTTTGAGTTGGAATACCAGAAGAATCTTGTAAAGGCAATTCTGTTGGATCAGCTGTTAAATTATTTACAGGGTATATTATACGCTGTACACCATCTAAATCTATCCAAGAGCATCTAACGTAATTTACGTAATCCTGGGGTATTGGTAATGATAAGCTTGGCGGTATTGTTAATTCCTGTGATTTAATACTTTTTAAAGTATCATAACTAAACTCTTGTAAACCTCTTTTAGCATGAAATATAACATCAGATCTTTTGCATCTAGGTATTAATTTGTCCATACCTACATAAGCAACCATAAAATTATTAACTATATCTACAATGCTTACATAAGAATAGCTATCATAATTTTTATTTATAGATGGTTGTTTTAATTGTACAAATACACTCCCAGAAGATATAGTTCTTAAAGTTATTATATTGTTAGGAATGTCAGAAATATATGACAAATTTTCTGCTACTGGAGAGCCGTTTACATATATAGTGTAATTAGATGCATCATGTATTTGAACACCTGTAGAATTAAACGCGCTGATAACATCAGTTTCAAAAGTGCATTTAAAAGACGTATTAACAGCCGTTATATCTGGAAAAACCTGTTGTCCAGAATAGTATTGAGCATTTGTTTCAGTTATTATTGCCATATTTTATCTTTTTTGATTTGCTTCGCCACTTGCTAGTTCTTGAGAAACTGCTTGTACTATTTGTGGATCTCTTATAACTACACCTGCGTATTTTAATACTTCTAGTACAACTTCCGATTGCTGACTATCATCAATTTCAAATTGTTTAGTTCCGGTATTAGGTATTATTCCAGATCCAATTGTTTGTGATTGATATATGTATTGACCTAAAGTACCCGTGCTATAAGCCCAAACAACGTCTTGAGGTTTTCTAATATAATTAAAGCTTATATCTTCTTTTACTGGTGAATTTGTAGTTGGAAATACAGTTAATTTATTTCCTTTATACTTAGCTACTGGAAAATTTGAGCTAGGTTGAGTTAGTGGAGATAGTTTTATTTGATTGTAATCTCTATTACTTAATATTTCTATAGGAGGAGAATTTAAACCTCTATTGTAAGAAGCAGAACCAAATCTATGTAAGTTAGTTGGCTGAGTATAAACATTACCAGAAACACTTAGTGCAAAATTGTTTTCTTCAAAAATTTGAAACTCTTCCATTAGATGATCCATTCTTGAAGCAAATTCTACATTTGTTTTAGGCATGCGTATATACTGGTTGTAATCTTCAAAGAATTTTTCAAAGATTTCTAATTGAACTTGAGTAGCTATTTGATTAAACTCGTAAGGAGTTAAATAACCACGCTGTTCTTTATTAAGAATACTTAATACTGTTGTATATACCGTGTTTACGTCTATTGCCATTTTAATATTTTTAAAAAAAAAGGTGGCGTAAACCACCTTTATTTATAATCACTTGTTATTTTAGTTTTTTATTGATGGATTTATGAACCTCAAGCCCTTCATCTGTTTTAAACCAAGAGGCCATTGCCGAGTATGGGTTTTCATCAAAAGGAACGTTCATTAATTTACGACCATTACTTGCCCACATAAATGATTTATTATCTGGTGATAATTTTATTATATTAGCTTCAGTCGCTATAATAGCAAAATTTCTAAGCTGTACATTATCATCATTAGCTAATTCTATAAATAGAGCTGGATTTCTTTTTGAAAATAGCAATAAATCTCTTTTTAGTTCTTTAGAACTTAGTTTAGATACAGAAGAACCTTGTTCAACTCTTAATATAGCCTCTGCAAAGTCGATATCCATTTGAGAAGCTGCGTTCATAGCTAATAATTGTAATTCTAAAGTTTCTACTTCATCTATAGCTTCTTCAACTTGGTCATGCTCTCCAAAAACAAAACCTATATGAGGGTGTTTATACAAAAACTCTTGTAAATTTCTTTTTTCTTTAGGAACCATTAAATGACCACTTTCAAAAACAATATGTTTTAATGTAACCTGCCCTTGTTGTTCATCTACAAAAATACTTTTTTGATTTGTTGCATATCTTAATTCTCTTTCATATCCTAATTGTTTGTCAAACCAAACTAAAGGGTATCTAGTATTGTGCTTGCTAGGTAAAGTATATGTTAAAGGATTTTTACCTCCTAAAAGGTAATAATTTCTATCTTTATATTCCCAAGTGTCTTTTTTTACCTCAGGAGTTTTTACAGCTTTAGCTGTGGTTTTCTTTTCTTTTGTTTCCATAATATAATATAATATAATAATTAAAAAAGACCCCGCCGAAGCGGGATCTTATTATTGTTTTTTGCTAATTCACCTTAAGCGATTCCTCCAGCAATTCCAACTGACTGTACTTCCATAGTTGGAACAGTAGGTGCATTACCACCGTCTGTACCAGCTAACTGCATTGTATCAATAACTGATTGAACAATACTTGGTCTAGTTAAAGTTATACCTGTTAATGCAGCAACTTGAAGAGTATAGACAAGAATCTCTGCTGCTGCTGCCCCAACTCCTTCTTTAGTTACTAGTGCAGTTTTAATTGTTAAGTTTGTTGTACTTGTAGAATTTATTGTAACAATATCATCTACGTTTAACAACATCTCAGTAGCTTCGTTTGTTTGGTTTCTTTTAAATTTTATGTATGCCATAATTTCTATATTTTTAAATGTTTATAATTAATTAAGCTCCTTTAAATAACACGAAGTTATTAGCAGCTTGAGTTACTAAACATCTTTCAGATAAGAAGTTTACAGTCATTGCATCTAAATCAGAAGTGTAAGCTCCACCAACTGAACCAGTAATCCAGTTTTTGAATCTTCTATCTTCAGTTTCAGAAGCTCTGTATCTTACATGTAAGAAAGGTCGTCTAATATTAGATCCTAACATTTGATCGTATACTGTAGTTGTTCCAGCAGGAATCATTACACCATCAATCTCTTTGTCTAATCCTCTTGTAGAAGCGTCATTTAAGTACTTCCAGTCAGTCTTATAAAAGTCATAAGAACCTCTTCTAAATCCTGAAAATCCAAAATTCATTGCCATATCTTCTTCATTATCGAATAAACCATAAGAAGCTGACTGAGTAGAAGCATAACCTCCACCAGCTTGAGCAGCAATCATATCGTCAAAATCAAGAGCCGTAGATCTTGATAAGAATAACATGTTTTCTTCAATAGCACCTTGCTTGTCTAAGTTTTTAAGGATTTCATCAAAATCACCTAAAGCACCTGAACCAGGAGCAGCAGCCCCAGCAAAACCAGAGTATACATTACCTCTATCTTCAATAGCAGCAAATAAACCTTGTGTACCTTCATAATTTAAAGCACTCAAAGCGGTAGCGGCTCCAGCAGTTGTTTTTGCATCTTCACCTTCAACCATCATCATTTCAAGATAATCTTCAAAACGTAATCTAGTTTCAGACTCAGCCTTTAGATACCATAAGTATCCAGATGTTCCATCTTCAGTAGCAACTTCTACCCACCCAATTTGAGCAGTATCAGATCCATTTATTTCGTAAGTATCTTTGATAATTACAGGTCTGTTAGAAAACTGAGTAAAATTTGGCTCAATAGAACCTATCATACCAATTGTTCCTTTTCTAAATTCAGAACCGTAAACAAATATGTTTACAGCATTAGTTGCAAGTAATGCACCAGGAACAGTACTTGTTCCGTATAATCTACATACGACAGTTGTATCAGTAACACTAATTACTAACAATTTAGCAGTAACTAAACCAGTAGCTTGATCAGATATTAATATAGTTTGGTTGGCTCTTATAGCGTGCTTAGTTTGGTTTGCTCCGCCTAAACCTGTCCCAGTCAATGAAGGTGTAATAGTCACATCGTTACCAACATCTTTTGCACCAGCATTTCCAGGTGCAGATTGGCCAATATTTGCTCCTAAACCTTTATAAGCTACATGTAGTCTATTTTGTTCAGACCAAATTACTTGATCAGAAGTCATTGGCATTTCAGCTCCTACCATTCTCAAGAAACCACCTAAAGTTCTGTTTCCGTATCTTTCTACTTCCGCTTCATAAAGCTCAGGTAGATATTGTTGTGCGAAATCTTTTCCAGTTCCAGTATTGAACTCTAGGAAATTAGTTTCTAATGCCATTTTCTTTTGCGCTGGCACTATTGACGCCGGGAAACTCCCTTGATTTACTAAACTCATTTTATTTATTTATTAGTTTTTGTTTTTACGTTGTATTTTTAACTTAGAACTATCAACACCGGACATTGCCTTTACTTTAAATCCACTAATAAAAATATCACCTTCAGACGCAGGCGTCCTTGGAGTATTATTTATATTTTTAGATTTAGCAATAACATCTTTAACAGCATCAGCTTTGCCTTGCTCATAAAAATGTTTTGCTATAGTATCGGAATTTCCTGCCGCATAAATAGCTTTATGATAGCCAACATAATCTTTAACGTTACCGTCTTCATCCAAGAACCTCTTAACAAATTCAGATAGGTCAGATTGTTGTTTAGCAACTTCATTTGGGTTTGAAACTCCATATCTAAATCTTTTATCTCCTATATTAAATTCAAAACCTTTGAATTCCTCGGATAATAAGTCATTAGTATTTGCTTTAAACTCCTCGTGACGTTGTGCAACTATTTCTTGTTCCTTGTTATATCTATTGAAAAAGTCCGTAGCTTTCTGTTGTTCTTGAGTAACGCCCGGTCTCAACTTGATCTCGTCGTAATATTTACTCTTTGTTTTTTCCAGAAAATTACGTGCTTGTGCAATTTCTTCTTTATAAGCGAGTTTTTTCTTTTTTATAGCTCGCTCTTCATCCACTTCTTCATCCCAAGAAAAATTGTCTTCAAGTATGAAGTCAACTTCTTCTTTGTTTAAATGTGGTTTAGTATTTTTATAATATTCTCTCAGTAATGTATCTTCATCTATTTTAGTATAGTCAGCATTTAGTCTTACGTAATCTTCTACATTGCCTCCTGTATCTTCCATGAAGCTAACTAGTTTTTCTATGTTTTCTGGTAATTTCTTACTAATTACTTCTTCATCTCTAACAGCTTCTTTTAGTTCTTTAGTTACTTTTTGAGTTTCTTCTTTTATTTCTTCTTCAGTTATCTCTTGAATTATAGAAGGTTTTGTATCAACTTTTTCTTCTTTAATTTCTTCTTTTTCAACTTGCTCTATTGGGCTTTTTTTATCAACTGCTTTAACTTCTTCTTTTATTTCTATTTTAGTTATATCTTCAGTTTCTTTTTCTTTTGGTTTAGATAAATCAACTTTAACAGTTTCATTATTATTAACAAGATTTTTAGGTCTATTTATTTTCTTTTTTATTTTTAAACCTTCTTTTGTTTCGTCTACTATCGGTTGTTCTTTTGTTTTATTTGACATAATATAATATAATAATTAATAAATGTTATGAAACAGAAAACTGTTCCAATCCAAACCCGCCTAGGTTGTCATTACCTGCAGATTCAAAATTTGTTGGTAATAAATCATTTTTCTTTTGATCTATCATTTGGCTTTGTTGAGTTCCAATAAGCTTAGCTCTTTCATCTTTTCTATCTTCAATAAATTGTTCTTTATTTCTTTCAGATTCACCTTTAGCTTTAGTTAATTCCATATTAAAATTAAACTCGACTTCCATTAATTGTCTTTTTATCTCTGCTTCTCTTTCCATTTTGTTTATTTGAAACTGAGACTTAGCTTGCTCTATATTAACTGTAGTGTCCGCTAGAGCTTGTTGTTTTTGTACTTCAGCCATTGCAGTTCTTTCAGCAGTTTCAGCTTGCGCAGCCGCTTGAGCTTGTATATTAGCTTGTTGCGTTTGTTGATCTTGTTTTTGTTTAATTTTTCTTCTTTGCTTTAATAATTGATTAGCAAGTTTTAAATTATTAACTTGTCTAATATCAATTGCATCTTCTAAATTTATTTGACCACTTTGTAAAGCTACTTGAATATTTTGCTCTAATTTTGCTTTTTCTTCTTCATCAGGAGTAAGATCTAATAATATTCCAAAATCATATAAATGCAAATCAACTATATCTTCTAAAGTTCCTACATTATAAGAGCTTATACTTGATTTTAGTGCTTCTCTTGTTAAATCAAACTTAAGGCAATCAGCAACTCTTAATGCTATGTTTTCACAAGTTCTTAGCGTTAAATAAAGACTAGCTTGAACTATGTGTCTAGTGGCTGTATTAGAATTAGCTATAGCTATTTTTTGTAATCCAACCAAAGAATCTTTAGAAGGAGTACTACCGTCTCTAGCTTCGTTTAATCCAGTTACATCTCTTATCATTTGCAAGTAATATTGATAAGTTTGTATAAGTGATTGTATTTTAGCTTGACCACTTGAGGTTGACAATTCCTGTATAGGGACTTTACCTGGATTCATATTACCATCTTGAGTCATAGATCTACCTATTATACTACCAGTTTGAAAATACATATTCAGAGCCTCTTGTGGATTGTAATTTGTTCCATTGCCTAAATCTATCTCAGCTAAACCATCAGCATCTAAATAAACACCATCAGGAACTACTCTAGACATGACTTGCTGCAGTTTTAAATGTGTTAATTGAATCATATCAGCAAAACCTGTTATACGAGAAACTAAAGACTGTATACGCCCTTTATACATTCTAGGTGCACATAAGCTATAATTCATATTAACTTTGACTAAATTCGACTCAGGTCTTGTCATATTTTCAGATAAACCCCAACTTAACATCATTTCATGCCCTAGTAATTTAGCTCCACTATATAATACTTCAATTGATCTAGATAATCTATCAAAGTTGTCATTTGGCTCTGGGTTAAACGTGTCTGGTTTTTCTAATGCTTTTTCTAATCCCGTAGCTGTTTGTTTTATTTTAAAAACTTGATCAGTATATGTTTTATATTCAAAGTATAATACGTAAATACTATTACTGTCATTGCCACCATCGTATTGATTAAGATAACTGCTATTACCAGGATATTTTTGTATTTTTTCTAATTCTGACTCTGTTAATTTTGGAAATTCTTGTTTAAGCTCAGCTAAACTTATTTTTTTAACTTCTCCAACATACCATATATCTTCAAAATTAGGATCTTCACTATAGGAGTATACTAATCTAGCAGGATCAACATAGTCTACAGTTATACCTTCTGCTTTATTGAAACTTGTTTTAACAGCTCCTATACCTAAAATAACTAAATCTTGATTAAACCTTCTTCTAGTTAATTCATATTTATTCCTATCTAAAGTATTATTTATTAATTCTTCTTCAGCTATTTCAACAGACTGCTTATAGTCTAGTTGCATATGAAGTTCAAGTTCTTCAGAATTTTGAGGAAGATTAGCAGGATCTTTAGAAGAATATAAATCTAAATTTAATACATTTTTTATATTATCTAAATATTCTTTAGTTTCTATATCTCTAAGTATTCTAGTAGCATATTCAGTTCTTTGTTTTAGAGATGCTGGATCTTGTGCGTAAGCTTTTACTTCATAAAGTTTTTCAGACATACCATTAACTACTATATCTACAAATTTAGATATCACTGGAACAGGTTGCCAGTCTAGGTTTAAATAAGACAAATCACCATTAATAGCTAATTCATCTTTGTATTTTTGCACAGGCTGTTCACCTCTAGCATATAACCTAAGATTTCTAAAATTGTTAAAATTAGTAGAATATCTATTACCTAAACCGTTTCTAGTTCCACTAAACCATTCGCCTTCTACAGCTCTACCTACTTGCAAACCATATTCATAGCTTGATTTTATCTCATCGGAAACTACTTGATCTGGGAAAGTGCTATTAGTATCAGTGTATATCATTTATTTTATTATTTGAGAAGAAAACCCTTCATTATTATATCTTTTAATTCCTAAATCAATATTTTTATTTGCTCTTTTAGGAGTTGGTCTATATAAGTTTTTATTACAAGCCATTATAGCCAAACCAGAACTAATTGTAGCATCGTGTTTTGTTCTATTATTTATATTAAAAACAGCCCAGTCTTCTAATGTTTTTTGGTGATACATATCACCATAATTGTTTCCATTAACTCCTACGTATTTTTCTATATAAGACTCTATTGCAGCGGCATGCGCTTGTTTAATATCTTCACTTGAATTAGGTATTCCACCTATTTCTTTTTCTGTTACAGATAATTTATTCCAAATTTTATCAGGACGATTAATTGAAAAACCTCTGTAGCCTCTTCTTTTAAAATAATACAATAATCTAGGTTTATTATTTTCACATAATATAGGCATACCATAAAATAAACAAGCCATTAGTATTTCTTCAAAAAATATTTCAGCAGTTTGAGGTCTAGCTATGTATTCTAAAAAAAAATGATTAGGTGGAGCATTTTCCATGCTAAACTTTGTTAAACCGTGTAAAGATCCATTAGATCCTTTACCATCAACAGTTCCACTTATATCATAACTATCACAACCAAAAGCACCTACATGCTCATTACCAGGATATTTATTTCCATTTTTTAATATAATTGAATTTTGCAAATCAACTGGAGGAACCCAAGATATATTAAATCTACCATTTTTATTAGGATAAAATACTACTTTACTATCTTTAATTCCATTAATCCATTTAAAACTTCCTTTTGTTACTGAATTATTGTTATTAATTTCTTCATTATAGTCTATTTGTTGGTAAATTCTTGTTAAATTAAATAAACTTTGTTTAGACTCATCTCTAAAAGCGTGTTGTTCTGTTCTTGGGAATTGACGATAATATTCATTTAAACTGTCTTGATCAGACTTTAATCCTTCAACCTCGTTTTGCCAGTGTTCAATAACGCCTGTTGTAATGTCGTAACCGTCGACTCCTTTGATTGAATCTTTTTCTCTAACGAAAACAGGTGATCCGTAAGAATCCATGAATCCTTCGTAGTTCCATTCCATAGGGACGAACAAAGAATAGAGTCCAGAAGAAGTTTGTCCGTTGCGATTTCTTTTTGTAACGTCTGAATTATAGTATAATTTTTTGAAATTATTTCCACCTTTATCTAATGCGTTTGAAGTTGAGCCCATCATACACTTGCCTACGATTCTTGATCCTAGCCTTAGTGTTGTTTTTGTAACTCGCCAGTTGTTTAATATGTTGTCCGGTCTTTCCCATTTTCCGCTTTCGTCGTGTGCTAATAATTTTAATTTCTCACCATCGTAAGAGTTGTCACCAGTATTTTTCCAGTCAATAGTTGTATCAAGGCCATCAAGTTCTCTTAGTTGCTCATTACTTTCAAGCTTTCTTCTAGTAAGTTTTGAAGCCGGAACCCTATACGCCAGTTCTGTCTTAGGACGATCCATACCGTCTTGGATCGGCTTGAAGAAAAACGGATAGTTAACGGATATTGGCACAACTTTATCTGTAAACATTTTTTTAGCATCTGCTCCAGATTTAGATAATATACCGAATCTGGCGTCACTGGATATTGTCGCTTGATTAACAAGCTCTGCTGAGGACATAAATGAAAATCCAGACCTTCTGTTTTTAAGGTAGCACATACCGTAACATCTGTTATCTGCTTTACATGCTTCCCAAAATATAAAGAATAGTCTATTTGCTTCTCTAAAATCTGGTGCTCCAACGTCGATCTTTGACCATTGTAAGTACATGTAGTGAGTACCAGTAATATAAGTAATTTTGCCCTTATTGTAAAACCAATAACCTTCATCTCTTCTTTTAAATTCTTTATCAATATAGTCATACCATTCCTCTTTGAACTCTGTGCCATAGTCTTCCCAATCAAACCTAGATTTAATTCTACTTAATTCTTTTGGATACTCTTGCTTTTCCCATCTTTGATCCTCTTTAACTTTACTTCGTTTAAACGGTTCATCTGTTGCTGGTAAAGCAATCCTGAGATTTTGTATTTCAATGATTTGTCCAATTTGTCCAGTTTTACTTATTACTATAAAATCATAATCAGAGTTGTAACCATACTCCCATTTTTTGAAACGATTTTGTTTCTTTAATATTTTAGGATTTATAATATCCTTAATCTCTTTCCAAAGCGTTTGCTCGTAACTCACTTACTTCTCCCCTCTGCAAAACCTTTAAAAGTTTTTTGTTCTTTAACTTCTTTAGGTTTTTCATTTAAAATATCTTCTTCTATTTGTATACGAGTAAGTATTTCAAAAGCATCAAATATAGCTAACTTCTTAGTTGCAGCAGCATTTTTTAATCTATCAGCGCTTACATCATCGTCTGAGTCTACAATCTTTTCTTTTGCTACTTTAATAAGTTCCTCAACTGCTTTTTGCCCAGCTTGGATTATTTTCTTTTTCGTCTCCTTGATATTCATGAGTTAAAGCTATATCATTTGATTTCATACAATAAAGTCGTTCACCATCTATTATAAACTCAAATTCAGAGTTTGGGGTAAACGTAATAAGTGTTCCAGGTGTTATTCCTAGCGCTTCTAAGGTGTTGTTAGTATATTTCACTATGCCAACGTTAGGTTGTTCTTTCCTGTTTATTAAAAAGCTTTTGTTTTTAATAGGCTTTATAAAACAATAATTTAAATGTGAAGTGTTATTGTACATGTAAATCTGTTCAGGAGCACAAAAATATAGTTCGTCTTTAAAATAAGTGCCACTATTTCTTTCTTCACCTTTCATATCATAATATCTACGTAAGATATTGTGATGTACATAAACTTTATCACCTGTTTTTATTTTTGTTTTATAAGCAGCTGGAGCCGAAACTACAACTGCTTTTTTACTTACAAAAATGTGATTTTCTATACTTGAATTAATAATTAATTCTTTATTACCAACCGATTTAATATTTTCATATCTTTTATCTAATGGTTTAATAATAAAATGATATATACTATTCATTAATATTTAAGATCATATTCAACTGAAATAGCCATATTAGAATTAAATTTTTTCCAAGGTAAAACTTCATTATTTTTAGTTATAAAAATATTATAAGAACTATCTTCTTTTTCAAAAATAATATCGCTAATTATATGCTTACCATACACCTCTTGTCCAGTGGCATAGTGCATAGCCTCGTTCTTATAGTCAGCCCCTATACTAATCTTTCTTATTACTTTCGACATCTTCCTTCTCTATCTTAGTATAAATACCATCTTCTAAGTTAATATTTATTGGGCCATACTCTTTTTCAAGAATTTCTTTATAGTCTTCTACTTGTCCGTTAATCCCAGCTATATCATGTAACAACCCATGCTTTTGAGCTTCTAACATACCTATATTGTTTATTAACTCATTAAGTTGTTTTTGTTGCTCTTGAATTAATAATAATTCTTCTTCTTTAATTTTCATTTGATTTTATTTAATTGTTTATTTATCTGTTACTTATATATTTACTTGTATAAGTAATTTTTTACTATTCAGGATCTGGAGTTGACCAAGCTGCGGTTGCCATTAAAACTAAAGCTTCGTTTTGGTTCATTACATCACCTACTATTGGCAAACTACCATCTGTAACAAAACTTGGAGTTACTCTATAACTTAATAACCCTTGAGTATTTGCTAAATTTCTTCTCATTGATTGTGCGTTTTGTTGATCAACTTGTGAGAATAAAACTAAGTTTGTATTACTTAACTCAATTACTATATAACTTTTATTATTCATTTTTTTTATTTTAATATTTTAACTTGGTACGTCTTTTACTCTATCTAATACATCCATACTCTCAGATAATCCATTTCCAGAACTGTAAGGAGCATCTCCTATAATATCTATTGAACTAGTTCCTAAACCATTTGCTGAATATCCAGGGCCATTTGTAATTTGATCATTTGTCATATTGCCTAGTTGTGCTGTTGCATTTAATGGCTCTAAGTCTGTACCTAGAGTTCCTTCATTTAAACAAGTCCATTTATCTGTACTTGCATCAAAAGAACTATTACTCCCCATTTGCCACCATACAGACGGATTTAATTTCTTTAAATCTGCTGGTACACCTTGATTATATAAAGTATTTACATCTATAACACTATTTTTCCATATTGCTACATTAGATATTCCACCATTAAAATATTGAGTTTGTCCAGGTCTATTTCCAATTCTGTCTTGAGTGTTAGTAGAACCAATAGTTCCAGTAGCTGCTACTGATTGTACTTCTCCACCATTAATAAATATTTTTAAAAGACTCCCATTGTACGTAGCAGCTACGTGTTGCCAAATTCCATATTTCATAATAGGTCCAGATTGGGCAAATTGCGTCGTCCCACCGCCACTAATAAAACATTCTAGTTTATCAGTACTTGCACTAAACCTAAAAATTATATTACTTCCCCAATTAGAAAAAATATTTTGAAAAAGATTGTTGTCAGTTGGATTTATCCAGGCACTTACAGTAAAAGAAGTTGCTCCATTTAAAATAGCATTTCCTCCGTTATTTAAAAGTAATTGCTGAGCATTAGTAGAAATTAAAGTTAAAGCATAAGGACTATACCCAGATGTGTGCTGTAAGTCGCTTTGAATTAGATTAGCTAAAGTCATACCATCGCTTGTTCCATCATTACTACCAGCATAATCTTTTATTGTCCAGTTAGTACCACCAAAAGTATCTTGAGCGTTTAGTTTATACCATCTTTGTAAACCACTATAAGAAGAAATATCTAAAGCTGGATTTCCGTTGTTATATAATGATGCTATAGATTCTGTTCCAGTTGCTGGTAAGTTTGTGGAAAATAAAGCAGCATTAGAAACAAATCCAATAATTGCTAAAGAGCCAGTATTTGTAGCTCCAATACTTGTAAAATTTGGTGTTCTTAACGCACCGCTAAAGACTCCTTGACTAACGTTGTCAATATATAAAGTTGCAACACCGCCGTTTTGAACTAAAGCTATGTGGTGCCATTTATTTTGAAAATCACTTGCTAGTAAGGTTGTACTTAAAATTCCAAAACCATTCTCGTCAATATAAATAAATCTAACAATAGTACCTTCTTTATTAGCATAAATTCGGTTACTTGTATCATCACCAAAAAGAGTTTGAGTATTGCTACCGGTGAAAACTGTTATATTAACCCATATAGAAATAGTAGCAGCTTCAGAGATTGTTAAACTTGGTATATTAAAGTGTTGCTCTGTAGCTGTTTGAAATACATAATCTTGTAAACTATTATTTGGAACTAGATAATCTTCAGTTGCTCCTGTAGAAACTGATTGGTCGCCTAATTGATAGTAAGCAACTGGAACTGGACTTAACGCCATTGGATTTGTAACAGCTGTTCCATCATAAAGAGTTGTTACTTGAGCTGATGAAAGTGCATAATCAAAAATACATACTTGGTCCATAAAACCCTCAAAAGGGAAAGAACTTGCGTTTAGAACTCCTAAGAAAGTTGGTGTATTATCATAAGTAACACTTCCTGTTCTAGCTCCAGTTTTTACAGCAACTCCGTTTATATATATAATTTGATTAGTTCCATCATAAACACAAGCTATATGTTGCCAAACATTGGTGGCTAAAGTAGTATCTGTAGTTATACCAGCCCACGCTCCAGTTTTAAAAAAAAAATATAATATTCCATTTATTGTAAAAATTCCAATATTTTTACTTGAACCTTGACTAAAAAACGACCTGCTGCTAGTTGAATTAGGGACATTATACCATCCAGCAATAGTAAAATATTTGCCAGCTAAATCAATAGAAGTTCCTAAATCTATTTTCATAACTGTAGCTGGGTCCCATTTCATAGAATAGTTAGAAACCTTGTTTTGATTCTCGTTACTTGGTATACGCCATTGGTCGTTAAAAAATTCTGTACTCATAATTAATCTCCCATTCTATACCACGCTATTGGTGGTGTTGTTAATTGATTTAAATCTCCTGTTTTGTTTACTCCATCAACTACTGCTGTTGCGTTGTAAATGCTTAATACTTCTGCTCCTGTTAAAGCCACGTTAAATATTGCAGTTTCATCTATATTTCCATTAAATAATCTTGGTGATGTAGGGCCAAATCTTCCAATATTTATTTCAGAAGTTGAGTTTTGCAATTCTGATGGTATGTTATTTGAAAATTGCGTTGTAGTTTGCTGAGCACCATTAATGAAAAGTTTTAACCTGTTTTCGTTTCCTGTTAAAGTTCCATCAAAAACAAAAGCTACGTGATACCAATTTCCATCAGTAAATCCAAAAGAGTTTGCTACTCTTGCTCCATACGTGGTTGAACTTACTTTTATTGAAGCTCTTAAATAACCAGAAGTAGTTAAATCAAATCTAAAATGACCATTTGCAGTATTAAAATTCCAGTCAGTTAAGATATTTTGTTCCGTCGATGAACTGTAATCAGTTGAATTTACCCAAGATGAAACAGAAATTTTATTTAAACTGTTTAAATAGGAGCTACTACCAACATTTATAAAATCAGACCCACCATCAAACTCCATTGAATAAACATTGTCTATTTGATCTAACCCTGAGGTTGATAAAAAACTAAAAGGAAATGGAAACATATATTTATGTTTTTAATTTATGAAATAGCAAAATCTAACACAGAAGTACACATTAATACAGTAGAACTAAAACCTACTAAGGTTATTACATCTGCTTTAGTTCCTGTTGTGGTTAAAATTGGAGGATTTCCTCCTGGAAACTTATAGTAAGAACCAAATGTTACTGTTTTTCCTCCTTCATTATCTTGCTGTAGTATTAATATATATGTAGCTCCTACTCTTATAATTCCAGTAGCAGGATTACCTATTGTAGCATTGTCATTTAATATTATTGTTTGAGTATTGCCATTCTGCCAGTCTGGAGAGAATGTTCCGGTTCCTACGGAACTTGCAGTATGTAAAGGCGTGTAAGCTTGTCCATTTACTCTTAAACTTGTATTTATGGTAGATTCACTGCCTGGTGTTTGCGGGGAAGGTTTAGCAACTACATCTAAATCAGGTGTAGTTCCATCTGTCATAAATACTTTAAAAGTTTTAGATTTAGTATTTGTAGCACTAGCACCACTAGCGTTTATTGTTATTGCTCTACCTCCAGTTGCATCTAACACAGCAGTTTTAACTTTGGCAAGAGCACCTATAGCTACACTAAATGGAGACGCGTTGAATGGAGAAGATGGCGACATTCCCGTACCTACCCCAACTTCAGCTCCTTGGCCTATAACAATTCCAGATGTTGATGTGTTATTTGTTTTAGCACTACTACCTACAGCAACAGAGCTGGTGCCTCTACCATTAGAGTTTAAACCTATACTAACTGCAGATGAACCGAGTCCATTTAACCCAGCGTTTTGGCCTATAGCTACTGCGTTGGTTGTAGATACAGCTCCATCTCCTATAGCCAATGACGAATTGCCGGTAGTATTTGCTCCATCTCCTATAGCTATGCTACCTGCAGCTCTTGTTTGCGCGCTGTCACCAATAGTTACACAAGACTCGTTAAATGCAACTGCTGATTTACCTATAAAGAATTTTCCAGACTCTTCAAATTTAGCCAAGGTTTTTTGCGCTCCTTCAGCTGGGTTATCTTTAAGTTCTAACACAGTACCAACAGCTTGTAAAGGTATTAAAGTTACTGCACCACCAGTGAAAGTTAAGCCATTGCCAGCCATTGTAACTGTTCTAGCTCCTGCTAGAGTTCCGTCTATACCGTATATACCAGTGGTATTCATACTATACTGGTTATTCGTTGTTCCACCAGATTCATAACCAACTATTCTAGTATTAGCATTCGCAAGCGGAGTTGTATCAAATGCTGAAAATTTTATATTTGCCATTTTTTATTGTTTAAGTATTTTGTTCTAGCACCATTAAGTTTAAATTAGCTTCTGTTTCTACAAAATCTCCATTTTCTGCTAGTATAAAGAAATTTTGAGAAAAAGGCTCTCCCGCTGTATCTTGCTTTTGAGGTACTAAATATCCTATTCCAAACCACATATATTAATATAATGCTATAACGTCGCCTGTGTCCGTTAATGTGTTAATAACTTTTTTTACAAGCACAGGTAAAAAAGATCCTGCAGGTACTGCTTTAAAAGTAACTTGATTTCCACCTTCTAAAACAACAGTTAAATCTAATGATACACCAACGTATAAACAACAACCTCTTTTTTGAGTATTTGGTATGTCAGTTGAGTTGACTACTAAAGTTGCATCAGCTCCAGCTCCTGGAGATGCTATTGTTATAACTTCACCTATAACATAAGCTGCATAATTAGCAACGTCTGCACCAGCTGCTCTTCTTTGTCCACCTGGATCTATAATCTCAACACCAGTAACTATCCCACCAGATGCATTTATTTTTAGCGTTAAACCTTTACCAGCTGTACCACCTGATGTAGCCATAACAGCCCCATCAACAAATGCACTAGTAGCTTCACCACCTGATAAATCTTTTAATCCACCAACACTTCCAACAACAACGTTTAATGCGTCGTGTACAAATACTCTTGGTTCTGCTTGAAAGTTTCCTTCTAAGCCATCTGTTGTTGGTTCCCATTCATTGAATTGAGGAAATTGTATACTTGCCATTTTTTATTTATTTATTTTTGTAATTTTTTCAGCACCACGACTTCCGAAGTATGCTACATATACTGTAATTAGTAAAGTTTTAAGTAGTTCAACCCAAGCAGTGTCTATACTAAACAGAATACTGTGGAATGAATCTAATATCATTAATGTTGTTGAAGCTAGAGTTAGATATATAAGAGTAAGCGGACGAGTGTTTTTAGAAAGCCACGAATCGCTTTTCATATCGCTAGACCAACGTTTAGAAACGTTTTCCATCTCTATAAGATCTTGTTCTATCAACTTCATTGCAGTTTCTTTATCAACTGCCTTAATCTTAGTATCACTTGATATAAGATTTTTTACTACACCAAGAGTTCCTTGATTAGGCAACACATCTCCTAGAGCTTGTAATACTTTAGGTGCTTTACTAGCTAAAAAAGCACCTACTTTAGTTTCTTTAAATGTTTTTTTTCCCATTACATAGACGTATTTATATCTGAAAAATATTTATTTAATTGGTTTTTAGTTCCCTTAGGAGTAGCTGCATGACCTTCGATCTGCGTAGATTTTGGATCATTATATAAATTATCTCCAGAAGTTCTTACTAAACTGCTCTTAGCAAGTTCATCACCTTTTTTATTAAAATATTTTCTTCCTTTTGGTTGGTCTTTACGATCTTCTTTATATATAGGATTTAAAGCTTTGTATTCGTCTTTAGGAACCATTAGTTTATGCTTTGTTATTTTGTTGCTCTGAGAACTGGAAGTCTTAGTTTTTACAGTTTTATCTTTAGCATAGTCAGTTAAACTAGGAAACCTAGTGCCTTCATCTGTATACACAACAACTTTTTTATGCTGTAATCTTTTTTTTATTTTATCTCCAGCTTTTTTTATTAATCCTCTATTGGAAAGCGCTGACATAGGTTCAGATTCTCCTCTGTGTCCTTGTAGTTTAAAATTTTTATTCATATGTAATGGTCCTCTTAATTTATCTTCACTAGTATTACCACTTGGTTTTTTGTTTTCAGTTTTATCATAAGCTTCTTTTTCCCATGGTAGATTTTTAGCGCCTTCTTTCATTTGAGCTCTAGAATATGATTTACCTTTCCAGTAAACATTAGAATCATCATAATCCAAATCGCCTCTATCCATTTGGTCTATATGTATAGATTCATGAGCTACTATTTCATCAATTTGATCAGGATCATTTACTTTATTATTCACGTCTATAGTGCCGTCTCTATTAGCTTTTCCTAAAACACCTTCGTCCATGGATACTTTTCTAATAGGTGTGTTTTTATTTTTTAATTTAAATGCCATTATTTTTTCAATTCTGGATACTTTCTATAAACACATTTTTTAATACTAGAAGGGTTTTTTGCGTTTCCAGCTAGTTTCAAAGCTGATTTAGCTCTTTTCAAAGTGTTTACTGGAAAAGTACCTTTTGGCCCACAAAAATCTTTTTTAGATACATTTGGGTATTTACCAGCATTAGACATTCCCGGTTCTTCTCTTACTTCTGTTATTGTTTTTTTAGCCATAATATTTATTTTTTATAAGGAAAGTTCTTGTTGAACCAATCTTTTCTATGATCGCAACCACAACCACCTGGAATCATATCTGCCATTTTTTTTATACCTGTAGCTTCTGTAAACTTAGCTATTGTATCACCAAATCCTTTAGATTTCATTTCTCTTTATTTGAATTACAAAACTTTTTAGCTGCTCCAACACTTGCAAAACCCCATTTCTTTAAAGCTATAGCTTTTCTAGTTGGTTCACCATTAGGTTTTTTCATAGGACCTTTCATACCAGCAAATCTACAAGCAAATGAAACTCTACGTTTACCTTTGCCACTAGTTTGTCTAGAACCTAAAGTTTTACCTGTTTCTTTCTTGTGGTCAGAACGCATTTTACGATTAGATTTCTCGTAACTAGCGTTAGTCATTTTTACAATCTTTTGATTTCTTATGACTATAACCTTTTTTCTTTAAAGATAAATGCTCTTTCATTGTCTTAGCTTCTACTTCTTTACAGTCTTTGTACATCATATGTACTTTAAATTCTTTAGCCATTACTTTTTCTTTTTACCTATTTTAACGCAATTATTAACCATTTTAGGCTTACCATTTTTATCTTTTTTACCACTTGGAGATTTTTTCTTACCTTCAGCTTTATAACCTTTCCAACAAGTATCTCCTCTTTTAGTTCTCTTTTTAGCCATTATTTACGTTTTTTAGACTTTAGATCTTTTAACTGCTTAGCTAATTCATCTAACTTGCCATCTGTTTTTGTACCGTCTTTAACTAGTGTAGATAGTACTTTTATTTCTTCAGATAATATACTATTCATTTCTTCAATCATACTAACCTTTTCTTTTAATTCAGTTATATTAATATGATTCCACTTTTCTTTAAGATCGTATTCTAATCTTTTAACTTCTACTGGTGGTAAGGTTTTTGCTATTTGTATATCTTCTTGTAATGTATAATACATCCCAACTAAAGTAGTTGTTAACATTATTATACCTATTACTGTTTTTATATCAATTTTAAATTCTGTGTTTTCAGATATCTTCATACTCTCCTGTTGCATCAAAAGATGGGCATGCTTTATTAGCAAACTCATTATGTGAATAAATCATTGACTCTGGATACATTGCTTTAATTGTTTTAAGCACATGTAAGAGACTTTCTTTCTGTTCTTGTGTTCTTGTATCCTTTGGTGTCTTTCCGTCAGCTTCGACGCCTCCGCAATAGCAAACGCCTATTGAATTCCTATTACGCCCTTTACAATGAGCACCAATTTTATCAATATCACGACCTTTGTGTATTGTTCCGTCTAAATCAATATAAAAATGATAACCTATATCGTTCCAGCCTTTGGCCAAATGCCAGTCTCTAATAGTATCAACTGAGACTTGCTGTGATTCTCTAGTTGCGGAGCAATGTATAATTACTTCTTTTACTAATCTCATTTTTTCTTATGTAATAATAACCATTTATGTACGGTGTACCCTATGGTTAAAGTTAATAATAATATCTCTAACATTGGCTCTATCCAGTTTAACGTGGCTAAAGCAAATGAAGATGCATTCAGTAAATACAACTTCACATCTTCCATATCCATTTATCTATTTGCGTTTAACACTGCGTTTCCTTTATAAGGTATATTGTCTATTCTTTTTAATGTTGGTGTAATAGTTGAATTATTAGAATCCATAACTCTAGTACCTACTACAGGTATTTTGCAAGGGATATTAACACCTGCTGGCATTTGTTTTTCTCCGTAACTTGGCATAATTATTATTTTAAATTTATTTTTATTTGAAATTATAAAGTGTTTATCATGTATAATTTTCAGAATTTTCATTATTTCTTTTACCAAGACCTGATAAATTAAAAATTCTTTGTTGTTTTTCAAAAGCTTCTTTGTACTTGTCTTGCTGTTCAACAGTTCTATTAACTTTTTCTTGAGTACCACTATATGGATTTGAAGGATCGTAGTCTGTTTCATTAGCCGTTGGCATTGGAACTCCCAAATTTAAAGGCGTTTGTGGTGGTAACATACCCGTTGGTGGGATTAGCGGGCTTGGATTGCTAGCTATATTTGACATTAGTGTTTGATTATTTAATTCGTTAGCTGACTTAACACCTATGGCGGTGTTGTCAGGTGTTGTCATAAGTATTCCACTTTTTGCAGATCTTCCTGCTCTATTTGGCTTGTTCATATTTAGTACTGAGTTAGGTGATCCATCAATATTATCGTCATAATTTCCAAATTTGGATCTAATTTTATTTATCCTGATTTCTTTTTCAGCTGTTGTTAGGTCGTCGTCATTCATAATGTCATACTGCTCTTGTCTATCAATAGCTTTGCTTTTTTCATTAACTGAATTTACTGCTTTTTGATTTGCTGCGGCTTCAGGATTTAAAATTTCACCATCAACATTTTCAAATTCATTTCTTTTATAAATTTTTTCTGCTTGTTTAGTTTTATTGTCAAACTTTTTTTCATCTTTCTGGCCTTTTCTATAATTCCTTACTTCCATCCTAGCTCTTTTCTTAGGGTTTGCATCGTGTGGAATACCAGAATCAGCTTGTTTAACTAAATCCTCTACGTCTTGAGCTTTGTCGTTGACTATAGTTTTTTCTTCTTCACCATTAGACATAGGTACAAAAATACTATTACTTGATGGATTAGACGCGGAACGGCCCGGCGTCTCTCTATTTTTTAAGTTTCCATCAACATTTGTTATCTCTATATTGAAAGGAGATTTTAGTTTAAACGCCATATTATCTTTTTTTATCTTTATTAACATAACTTATAGACTTAGTTATAACTTTATAACTATATCTATTGATATTTTCTAATTTTTTAGTAGGCATATCTTCTTCGCCTAGTATAACTCGGTACATGCGACTTATCAGCTGTTTGCACTTATAGGAAACTTTATATATATGATATTTTTGAGTGGTGTGGTTTCTTTTACGCCACACTGTAATCCACCCTTGTTTCAATAATCTGTTCCAGCGCCTGTTATCCCAGCTGAATGAGTACGTACCTTTTTTAAAATCATCTTTAGTAAACATATCTATAGCATCAAGATATATCAATAGTTCTAAATCTGCATCATTTAAGTTATTAGTTTTACAAGCCCATTTACGTATTATTCTATAATGCTTAAGTAAACCTAGCTCTTTTAAATCACTAGAAGTTAATTTCCTCATAAAATAACAACTACATCAAACTCTTTAATAACTTTATATTCTTCTTTATTTATTTCAATATTAAATCCAGCTGCTTTGTCATAATAAACTTCATCACCTTTTTTTAATACTGATACATCAGAGCCAGGTTCTACAACCTTAGCTCTTCTATATCTAACATCTTCTCTTTGCTTTTCAGCTAAGATTAATCCACCTTTTGTAGTTACGTCAGTTTCCTTGACTGGATCTATAACTATAAATTTACCTACTGCTTTCATGCTCTAATGTTATTTATAACACAATCAGTAGATAGTATTGTAGTGGCTACTGAGGCTGCGTTCGTTAATGCACTTTTAGTAACTAGCAAAGGATCTATAATTCCGGCTTTTACCATATCAACCGTGTTTCCTGTAACCACATCTAATCCCATACCTTGTACTTCTGAGGCTTGATAACTTTCGACGCCAGCATTTTTAAGTATCAATTTAAAAGGTTCTTGAATAGCACAATAAAGTACTTCTTCACCTATTGATGTTGATTTTAATTGCTGTGCAGCGTTTAATAAAGCTATACCGCCTCCTGGCACTATGCCTTCTTTGATCGCAGCTTTTGTAGCACAAATAGCATCTTCTACTCTATCTCTTTTTTCTT